AGAGACACCCGGTTGCGGCACGCACGCGTGGCCGAAATAAACGGCCCCTGTGAACCGCCCCGGCCCGCCTGCCGGCTCCGCTAATCGTCAGGCTATCTCGCAGCCTGTTCCGATTGGCTGCCGTGGTAGCGAATGCAGCGCGCTTTAGCGCGTAAATGCTCGCCACCGAAAATGCGTTTCGCATCATTTTTTCAGGCACAAAACGCACGTTGATGGCATTGCAAATCCGATGAGTACATGCCTACGATTGGGCACCACTCAGGAGCTCTTGCATGTCGATCGCTGCGGCTTGTGATGCTGACATCGTTGCCCTTCTCGAGCACGGCGCGGCGTGCGTGAAAGTCGGTCGCCGCAGCAAGCGACCGCTGGGTGTCGCGTGGCATGAGTCGGCAACTACTGGCCACGACGTGATCTCCAAGTGGATAGATGACGGCTACAACGTCGGCATCTTGCTTGGCCATGGCGGGCTCGTTGATGTCGAGTATGACGATGCAGAGGGCCGCCGCCTGGTGAAGCAGCTGGGCCTGCTGGATGCGGCCACTCCGACATACACAAGCGGGCGCGGCGAACACCGGCTTTTCCGCTTGGCCGACGCTATCCCAGAGTGCGGATGGCGAAAGATCGGCGGATATGAGGTTCGCTTCGGCGGGCTTCCGGCTCAGTCAGTGCTGCCGCCATCTCGACATCCAGATGGGCGGTGGTACTCATGGACAAAGTCGCCACGGGACTTTTCGCCTGCAGTCATCACGCTGGCCCAACTTGGCCTGGAGGATTGCTGATGCCCGTGCTACTTGCGAAGAACTGGGCCGGATCCGATCCGGCGGGCTGGTGGATGAGCGAGAAGCTTGACGGCGTGCGCGCCGTGTGGGATTGCCGCACGCTCTCGACGCGCACGGGCCAGAAGATCAACGCCCCGCAGTGGTTCCTTGATGCCCTGCCGTCAGCCGAGCCGCTGGATGGCGAATTGTGGATCGGCCGGGGGCAGTTTCAGCAGACGGTCGGAGTTGTGCGGTCGCACGGCGGTGGCGATGCGTGGCGACCCATTCGGTTTGCTGCGTTCGATGCACCGATGGCCCTCGGCGGGTTTGAGGATCGGCAGGCGGCGCTCATCGACGCGGTTGGCAATGGCGGTTCTGTGTTCGCTTTGCCGCAGTGGCGATGCGAGAGCCAAGGCCACATGCTCGAGGAGCTCGCCCGCGTGGAGGCCGAAGGCGGCGAAGGGCTCATGCTCCGCGAGCCGGGCAGCCGCTACGAGCGGAAGCGCAGCGGCACTCTTCTGAAAGTGAAGACGTTTCAGGATGCCGAGGCCACTGTGGTCGGCTATGAGTCGGGCACGGGTCGCAACGCCTGCTGCGTCGGTGCCCTGGTGGCACAACTGCAAGACGGTACGGAGTTTCGCATATCGTCAGGGCTGACGGACGTTCTGCGGCGCGATCCGCCGAAGATCGGCACGCTGGTGACGTTTAAGTTTCAGGAGCTCACAGACGGCGGCGTGCCGCGTTTCCCGTCGTTCCTCCGAGTGGCGTAATGGGCAAAGGCAGGAAGCCAACCCCGAAAGCAATTCTCAGCCTGCGTGGCGCTCGCGTGCGAGGCCCGCACAAGAGCGGGATCGACGCGCCGCCGGGCATTCCTGAGCCGCCGTCTTATCTTTGCGAGATCGGGCGGGCCGAGTGGAGCCGCATTGTGCCGATGCTCGAGGCGTCGAGGGTGATGAGCCTGCGGCACCAGCACACGCTTGCCGCCTACTGCGATGCCTTGGCCGATATGGTCAAGGCAGAGATGGAGCTGAAGCAGCACGGGGCCACGTTCATGGACGATAAGGGTAGGGTAATGAATCATCCTGCGTGGTATCGCAAGAAGGACGCCCGGCTGCACATGCTCCGCTTCGCCGAGCAGTTCGGCCTCACGGCGTCGGCCCTGGCGAGAGTGAGCGCCGTTGACCAAGCCCCGGCGGAAACCGACGAAGACCGGCTCATGTTCGGCTGAATGCACCTGCTCAGGGTGCATGGCCGTCAGGTTCTTTCACAAGTACCTGACGCACGCAAAGGGCGAGCTCGGCGGCAAGCCGTTTGTGCTGGAGCCATGGCAGCAGGACTATGTGCGGCGGCTGTTCCACACCGAGAACGGAACCCGCACGGTGCGGACGAGCCTGCTAGCGATTCCGCGCAAAAACGGAAAATCGAGCCTATGCGCCGGCATCGCTCTGAAGCTTCTCCTGGAGAACGAGCCAGGGGCCGAGGTCTACTCGTGCGCGGCTGACCGCGACCAAGCCCGGCTCGTGTTTGAGATGGCAAAGGTCTGCGTGGAGCAAAGCCCCGCGCTCCGCTCTCGCCTGAAGGTCTACCGCAACTCCATCGTGCGCGAAGAGACGCACAGCACATACAAGGCTTTGTCGGCCGAAGCGTTTACGAAGCACGGGCTAAACGCTCACGGCGTGATATTTGATGAACTCCACGCCCAGCCGGGGCGCGAGCTGGTCGATGTCATGGGCACGAGCATGGGGGCCAGGCGTCAGCCGCTGCTCGTCTACATCACCACGGCGGGCCACGACCGTAAAAGCGTCTGCTGGGAGATCTGGAAATACGCCGAGGCCGTGGCATCTGGTGCCATCAAAGACGATACCTTTTTGCCTGCAATCTACTGTGCCGATCCGGCCGCAGATTGGAAAGACGAAAAAACATGGGCCGCTGCAAATCCAAACCTGGGCGTGTCGATCAAGACCGACTTCCTGCGGAGCGAATGCCAGCGGGCGATCGAGGTGCCAGCCTACGAGAACACTTTCAAGCAACTTTATTTGAACTGTTGGACAGAGCAGGATACGCGCTGGATCAGCATGCAGAACTGGGCGAAGGGCAACAGCCCCTGCCCCGTCGACCTCACGGGCCGCGAGTGCTTTGCTGGCCTTGATCTTGCCACGACATTCGACACTACGGCATTCGTTCTGCTGTTTCCGCTAGACGATGGCACGTACTGGGTGCAGCCGCATTTCTGGATTCCAGAAGAGAACCTGCAGCAGCGGGTGCGGCGCGACAAGGTGCCTTATGACGTGTGGCAGCGGAAGGGGCTGCTAAACGTCACGCAAGGCAATGTCACTGATTACTCCCAGGTGCGAAACGACATCCTGGCCATAGCAAAGAAATACACGATTCGCAGCATTGCAGTGGATCGCTGGAACTCGACGCACCTGACGCAATTACTGCAAGAGGATGGGCTTCCGGTCGTAGGGTTTGGGCAGGGCTACGGCTCTATGTCAGCGCCTGCTCGCCAGATTGAGGCGTGGATTGTCGGCGGCTTTTTGCTGCACGGTGGTCACGAGGTGCTGACGTGGCAGGCCGGAAATGTCGCCATTCAGACAGACGGGCAAAACATCAAGCCGAGCAAGCAGAGAAGTCACGAGCGGATTGACGGGATCGTGGCGCTGACGATGGCAGCAGGCATGCACGCAACGGCATCCACGCCACAATCTAACTGGGACATCCTGAGCATATGAGCGAACACGCCGCCGCCGATTTCAAGATGTTCGATTTAAGAGGCATCGACTGGCCCGAGGTGTCATCGTCTCGCACGCCCTCGGGCATCCGCGTAACGGCCGACAACTCGATGGCGTGCTCGGCCTACACGGCCTGCATCCGTGTCATATCGGATGCAGTCTCAGCCCTGCCGCTGCACGTCTACGAGCGGATGGCGAACGGCGGCAAGGCGAAGGCGACGCAGCACCCGGTGTACCGGCTCCTGCACCAGCAACCCAACCCGTGGCAGACGGCGCAAGAGTTCCGGGATTGGATGACCGGAATGTATCTGCACTACGGTGCGAGCTACGCAGAGATCCGCCCAGGTGCTCGAGGTGCCGTGTCGGAGCTGTGGCCCCTGCACTCCAGCCGCATGGAAGTCGATCGGCTCTCTGATGGCAAGCTGCGGTATCGGTATCGGGAGCCGAGCGGGCGGGAGACGATCTATCCCCAGGAGCAGATCTTCGCCCTGCGGTTCACGACCGAGGACGGCATCAAGGCGATCCCGACCTACAAGATTTTCCAGAACGCCATCGGCCTGGCCCAAGCGTTAGAGGCCCACGGGTCCACGTACTTCGGCAACGGTGCCCGTCCGGGTGTGATCTTGGAAAGCAGCAACCCGATTCCCGTAGACGCTGCCGAGCGCCTACGTGAGAGCTGGGAGCGAATGCACAGGGGCAGCGACAGGGCTTTCCGGACGGCCGTCCTCCCTGCGGGCGTTTCCGCCAAAGAGCTCAGCGGCAGCAACGAGGCGGCCCAGTTCCTCGAGACGCGGCAGTATCAGGTGATCGAGATCTGCCGAGCGTTTCGTGTGCCTCCGCACATGATCCAAGACCTGACGCGCAGCACGTACAGCAACATTGAAGTGCAGGGCACGGAGTTCGTGCAGCACTGCCTGCTGCCGCACCTGAAGCGGTGGGAAGCAGCCATCAGCCGCGATCTGATCGTGGACGACGAGACCTACTTCGCGGAGCACAGCGTCTCGGGCCTGCTGCGTGGCGACCACGCGAGCCGGTCGGCCTACTACGTCTCTGCCCTTCAGAATGGGTGGATGACCATCAACGAAATCCGCGAGCTCGAGAACCTGAACCCGATCGGGCCGGAAGGTGACAAGCACTTCGTTCAACTCAACATGACCACGCTGGACAAGGTGGGCGCGGAGCCGCCGGCACCGGAGCCGATGCCCGAGCCGCCCGCCGAAGTAGAAGTCAGCCCGGCCGATGCCGCCGGGGACCAGTTC